GACATATGTCTTCCAGTTGCCAGGTAGTTTTACCTTAGTAACACCACTCTCTACAAATGTAGATACGTTCTGACTATAACCTTGGAAGTGATCATCTGAAGAACCTGGTAAAGCATATACTGCTAGTTGTCCTGAACTATTATTAAAACCCGTAGGTAAATTAAATTTTGTCCAGTCATTTGTAGCGTCATATGTTATAGCAGATGAAGCAATTAATGTACTGTTATCTAAATGTATACGGTATGTAATATCATCTGATGTATCAGCTGTATTTAAATCATCTACAACTTCACGATCATTATCACCATATTTAAGTGGGAATGATTGTAGTACATCCTTACCACCATTTCTAACTACTACATATAATGAATCATCTAATACTGCATGGTGTTGAATTGTACCCATTAACTCCCATGTAAACCATGCTTGTTGAATACGTTTCTCACTAGTATTAAAATACTTATATCCGAATAGAGTATTAGAATCCTTCTTACTGAAGAATATAATACCATTCTCTCTGGAGTTAGAAACAAGTTCTAAGTCTTTATCAAATAATTTATTAACAACTTTACTTTGGTCAATTACTATAGGTTCACCTTCTCTTAATACCTTAGCTACTTCCCAGAACCTAGAGTACTTACCAGCATTATCTAAGAATGCTATAGTAGTACCCATTGATATAGGGTTAGTTTTAACGTTGAAATTATATGTAGCTAGTGCGTTAATCTTAGCAGTCTGTGGACTCAAGACATCAGAGTCAGTAGTCAACATAAACTGTTGGTTCTTAGTAAATAATACAAGACCACTGTTTACCTGTATACCATCATATACTATAGCAGGTGTTTCAGAACTACAAGATAAATCAATAACGTCAGTAGCTGTATATGTTATAGCAGATCGTGGCCAGAAGTTATAGAAGTCTCCAGGTTGAGACATGATTACATTCTCATCACTGAGCATAACCATTCTATTCCTAAAGAAGATCATCTTATTTATAGTCTTACCTATAAATGAAGGTTCAGGTACTGTTGTAGTATTACCTACAAGGCAGTTATCCCATACTATTTGATCTACTTCAAAGGTACCGTTAGCTTGCCTAACTATTTGTATAGGCATAGTAGCTTTATCTATTTCTATTTTACGACCAGGTGCAGCACACTCTTCCCATACCCCAGGACCATCTCTACCATTTTCTCCGAAGAATTGTACATAGTAATCATCTTCAGTAGCTATACTATTCTTTACTAGTACTACATAACCATGTTTACACTGTGTAGGTAAGTCTTCTATGTCATTACACTCTGAAGTGATGACATTAAGAAGTTCACCTGTTGGTGAGGTTGCGTTGAAAGCTGTGCCATTAGTAAGGTATATACCATTACCTATAATCTTAACTTCTGATGAAGTGAACTCACTAGTCGCTACAATATCAGCTTCAAGATCACCAAGTATACTTTCAGCTGTAACCGTTTGTTGAGTATCAAACGATGTAGGAGTAGGTCTTATGATACCTAAGTTACCTTGGATTTGAGATTCACTAACTTCTTCAATAGTTACTTTATAATAAGCATCCTTCATCCACACATGGAAGTTATCACCTTGTTCCCAACCTTCACCACCATACATTAAATCATGTGTAGTAGTATATCTAGCTTGATAAGTTGTTTGAGGTGGGTTTGTAGTGTTGTCAACATAAGGCACTGACTGACCTATGGTTGCAATTCTAAAGTATAAGTTCTTACCTCTATTAACTGAAACACCGCCACTATTTTTAACATCTATAGTATATGTATATCCTGTCCCTGTTTGCATATCTGGATCAGTTTCACTTACACCATCTGTTATAGAGAATAAACGTGTGTCAATGTTAGGTGCCCATGCATCTCTACCATCTCCAGCATTTACATCGCATCTAGAAGCATCAGTAATTCTTGTACCCCTACCTCTAAGGCTGCCATCAGTATGACAATAGTTATTACTAGATTTCTTTAATTCTACATGAATTCTTGTAGCAGTTTTTGAAGAGGTAGTAGTATTATCATTGAATAAGTTAATAGCATATTGGTTAGCATAAGCAACCTTCTTTAATTCTATGTAAGCTTCATAAGGTCTAGCGGTTTCAGTTGTGCTAGCCATAGCAACAGTCTTAGTACGATTAGTTACATAAGTATAATCGTTAAGAGTTAAAGTTTGAATATCTTCATCATTAGAGTGAGCTAAATAATTAGTTAATGCGGTAGCTGTGCCTGAATCGTATGTAACAGTTTTCTCAGAACCGTCTAAACAACTCCACATCTTTATGACACCAGCTCTTGATACCTGTCCTATGTATTGTTCGTTCTCATCCCTATAATAATGAAACCATCTTCCAGGGAATGAAGAGTTAACAGTACCATCACTGAGGGACGCAATTAATCTACCACCTGGACGTTTAGTTAAGCCATCTACAAGATCAGGTATTACATTTTTAGCTTCTGTTACCTGTCCAGGTAGTTTTAATTCATCAGGCTGTTGTGATATACCGCCCTGATAATTCGGTATTGTTTGTGTAATACTAGCCATTAGCGTTTCAATGCATTGTATGGTTGATAAGATGTATAAATACTATCATGTGGATTACCAAAGAATGAATGATCACCTTTGTCGCATTCGTATTCTAAACATGCAGCTCTTGATTTTGCTTCATCTTCCTTGAGTAGCTGTGCTAGCTGAGGATTCGATACAAGCTGGGTAGCAGCCCTTACAGCAGCCCTGTAAGTTATATAACGTTGAAAGACATTGGGAAGATCTGCAAAGGGATACAGGGTCACTAAGTCAAGGTACAGAGCGTTGTCAAATTCATTAGTATGGTTCACTAAATCATATAGTTTACCATCACGGTTCACTACATCTTGCTGTTTATTATTAAACCCATCATTAATATCATACCTTAATGCATTATTAGGTATAGGTATATTTTTATTAGCGTCTGGATCTTGTTTTATATGATATTCTGTATTAAAATGCCAGCCTTCATTCTGTACATCCTTGTTAACTTCAGTTAATAAATTATATATAAATCCTATCTCTGGATTTTCATAGTTCAGAGTAGTAATTGGTGATTGACCGATAGCTCCCAAGATTGAGTTCACTGCGGATAGTTCGGTATCGGTGTCAATTGTCGAGGTAGCCATAGTTAAAAAAAAAGGGAGCCCGAAGACTCCCTGTATATGTTGGTTAAAAAAATTAAACTTAGAATGCAGCTGGCTTTGTAGCAGTTCCTGCAAATAGTTCAACAGACGCAGCTGGGTTGAGGTAGTCAGCTCCCATAGCAAGACGACCTAAGATAACATCACCCTGATAAATCACGGAAACGTCACCTGAAGTGATCTGTACTTGAGGACCGATTGCTTCAACTACACCTGCAGCTTCTCTCTGGAAGATAAGACCGCAAGAGTTAGCGAATCCTGTATCTGGACCATAATCATTATTGATTCCAGTTACAGCATCGTCAGCATCTTCTATTGATTCACCAACGAATGAACCTGTATTACCAGGATCAGTTACGCCAGGATTAGTAGCAGAAGCTGTACCGAATGCAGTACCATACTTACTGAAGAATGGAATGTTCATTGACTTGAAGATCTTAATGCCTGCAATTTCAATGATACCTTGTCCACTCTGTAGTGAAGAACCTTGTGCGTCCCTGTTTACAAGTCCATTATCACCAACTTGTTGGATAAGTTCGTAATACTGTCTTGGGTTAAGAACACCTACTCGTCCATCTTGACTAACGCCCTTTTCATCTAAAGCTGCAGCAGCATCATAGAATGCTGACACAAGTTTATCTGGTAAGTAAGCATCAGATGCACTTGTAGTCGTACCTACACGTATCTGAGTTCCACCTGGTTCAACGAAGTTAGCCTTCGAGATAGGTGATGCAACCCTAGCTCCACGTGTGATAGCACGGAAGATAAGTCTGTCATATTTCTGAGCAAGTGCATATCCAATCTTCTTAGATATCTCTCCTCTCAATTCATAGTGCGCAAGAGTCTCATCTAGCTCATAAACAAATGCACTGGAGATGAGTAGATCATCAACAGTAATTGTTTTCTCTGCTACAGGAGGTGCACCTTGGTCGTTACCAAGAATGGACTGGCCTGGTACATGATACTCGGCAGTCGTGTGTCCTGTATAGATGAACTGAAGACTCTTACCATTTTTAAGGGTTCTCTTCATAACGAGATCCCTTGCGATAGCGTTGTGCTCAAATCCTTTGAACATCTCTCCTGAGAAGAGTTTCAAATAGAGACCACGCTTATCGCCAGCTCCATTAGCCTGACCTAATTGGGTCAGCTGAGCTGGGTTAACGTTCGACTGATGATCGAACGAACCTGGGTAAGCCATTGTCTTTTAAATAAATAAATGTGTGTATTAACTTCCTTCAAACGTTTGAAATTTTGTGGTCTATCCCACCGTCTAGACGGCTAATGGTATCCTCCGTAGAGGGCAAAAGCCAAAGCGAGATATCGGGATCGAACCGATGACAGTAGCTTGGAAGGCTACAGTTTTACCGCTAAACTAATCTCGCTAGAAGACTCTCTATGGAATTGTAAGTGAGAGTATTCTATATAAGTGAAGATGGATAGGAGTAAAAATACCCCTACCCATAATTCATTTAATTTAGTAAGAGGGTTCCTCATCATCAACACCTTTAGGTTGATATTCGCAAGGTGCTGTATCAACTTCTTCTTCGTCAGTAATTACTACTGGCCAAGTTTGAGGTGATAATCTAGTAACTGAGGCATTATGCTTGTTACTTTGATGAGCCATTAGAAGGACCACTTAGCGCCTATCTTTGTGCCATAGGCAGTGTCAGCAGTATCATCAGTTGCAAAAGATACTTCTCCATATACACCTAACTTCTCAGTAGCTGCAAATTTTACTCCGCCTTTACCTGAG